ATATAGTACCCTGTTAAGAAAGTACCGTCACAATAGAAACTATACAGCCTAGACTTTAAGCCCTTGATTTTAGCTATATTCTTATCGTTTTTAATTTGAAACTCATTATTAGCAACGCTTTCATAAATACTAGACTTACTCAATAGCTTAAAGAATCCGCTCTCTTTTTCTTCCTCTGTTTGAAAGGCTGAGTGCGGTGGGAACTCTATCAAGGTTGCGTATTGTTTCATATTGTAAAAGCGCTTGCCGTTGTCATCGTAGAACTTGAGAAAGGCAAAATAGGGATTGTTGAAATTACTTGCATTTGATAGTAGATAGGCATGACACCCGTCACGTCTTCGGAAAACGGAAAAGATAAAGTTTAGTAACGCTTCCACTTCGTTATCAAGATACCTTTTTTTACTGGTAACGTCTATTAAAACTTCATCGTAGAGAATACTCATAACCTCATCATACTCTGACCCTTTCAAGTCTACCCAAGTAGAAAGACTCTTGAGATAGCAAACGATTTTCCCATTAAGAATTATCTTAGTAGAAGACAAAACTAAAATATTTTCTTCCTCTTCCATGTTGTCCGCTCTGAAAACAATCTTAGTATGAATTTTACTAGCGTCGCTGTCTATTACCTCAAAATTTGTAAAGACTTGCTTAAGCAATTCCGTAGTAAAAAACTTGTCTTTGTCTATTCGGTCAAGCTCTGACTTGTTCCGTCTTAAATAGATGAATTGCTCCCCCTTGTCTATGAACCGTTTCAGCAGGTGCTTTTTGAGTGCGAAAGTCTTACCAATCCCACGCCCACCTATAACAAAATTTAGATACTGGTTATATGATAGCATTTTCTGCGGATTGTACCATTTTTCTAGTTGTTCGATAGAAAATCACTCCTTTCTATTTCATTATATCATACTTTTAAAAATTCGGGTTGTTTTTCTGAATATCAAATAAAATGCTATCGTCTTTATTTGCTGAATAGTTCCAGATTCTTACACCTGACTGAAAAATAGCCTGTATAGCGTTCATGTGCGACTGGTTGGCTCTTAGTGTTCCAAGATTGACGTTAATCATCTTGATATAATTAAACCGCTTTCTTGACCTCATCACGCTTAAGGCGTTATTAGTGAACCAGTTGACAAGCACCCCATAACATTTTATATACTCGTTAGCCCGTCCCATGATTTCTTTTTGAGCTAGTGAGACTTTCCAATAAACGTCTGTCAAGCGGTTGCCACTTTGGAAACTCAAGTCATTCCCGATTTGTTGGACGCTGATAGGTTGGTTTTGTAGGTCTGCCATCGTTGCGTTGTAGGCTCTGATGGATTGGTCTAACGCTATTTTAGATTTCATGTTAGCGAGGGCGTTTGATTGAGATTTCAAAGCGTTGTTTTCACTTGTAAAGCCTTGTTGTACTACCTTATCATTATAATCACGGTTAGCGTTGAATACTTTCATACCACCTGACGCAAGCCCACCAAGTGCGCCCCCAAAGTTTCCTGTTAGGAGATTTCCAGCCACGTTTAAGATACCGCTTGCGCCCTCTGTCCATTGGTTGATATTGGCGCTTTCTACGGCAAACTGGGCGTTATAGCTGGCTTGTGAGTTAGCTGTAGCGACTTGTTTATTAGATAGGTCTATACTCTGTTTCAGCATTTCCCGATTTTCTTTAAAGGTTAGCTGTGTATGTTCCATCTGGTTCTTGTGACCTTGAATATAGCTGGCTTCTTGGTCGTTGAGGATTGCAACGCTTTTCCCTGTTACGTCATTAAGCCCGTACTTGAAATGCTCTGGGTTATATTCTGCCCACTCTCCGCTATTCAAGTTCTCCAGTATGTTCTTATCAGCATAGCTTACATTGTTAGCGTTGTTATACTCTAAAAAGTTAATATGGACTTGGTTACTATCCCCAAGGCTACCGCTTACAACTACTTTATATTTGTGAGCTTCGTCTATGGTTCTTGGTAAATACTGCGGTTGATACACATAACTATTACCATAGATGTCATACAATTCTATTTCAGTAAACTCACTATTTAATAGCTGTACCTCTATTTCTAGGTCGTCTTTACCCATATAGGAGCGTAAGCCCTCCTGTATCTGGTCATAGGCTATCTTTAAGAGGTTCGGGATTTCATACACATTAGGACGATAATCAAAAAATCCATCCACTTCAATCAGCAAGGCTTCAACGTCAAAGGCTGTTTTTGAGTAGTCCCCGTTGCCTAGCTGTCTATCTCCTGTGTTACCTGTTATCTCCCCAATATCGCTACCTGCTACAACTTCGGGAGGGTAGATAATACTTTCAATGTTAGCAACCGTATCTATACCGCTTCTTTCTGTCGTGTAACCGCTCCAAGCGTAGTTTTGCTCTATAACGTCATAGCTTGAGCCGTTGACCGCTGAAATAACTGACGTATGACCCCAGATATTGTTTCCGCTTGGGATATAGCAGACAATACAGCCTACCCGTAAATCAGCCCAAGAGGGGTCAAAGCGGACTTTCCAGCCCAGCGCTTCCCAGTCATAATCGCCCCCAATATTGCTGGCACTCATACCCCTCTGTGTATCGCTTCCGCTAGCTTGTCTGCCGTTGCCGTTGGGGTTTGGGGTGTTGATGCCTCCCCCGATGTCACAACCGCCTAACAGTTGAGAATATAAGGCGACTAGCCCGTAGCATTGCCCGTTACCTACGCTAGTACCTACCCGTGACTTGATTTCATTTAGTGCTTTTAGCGTTTCTGTAGCTTCTGCCATGTTTTACCCTTTCTGTAACTCGTCTTGTATAGTAGATAGCCAAGCGTTCGCCTGCTCTATGCGTTCTGCTTCTTTATAGGCTACGCCCTCCCAGTTGTTCATAAAGTCGCTTGCGTTGGTGCTGGCGCTGGCTGTGGAACTAGCTACACGCCTAAACGTATCAGCTCGGCTCTCTTGGTTCATAAATTGAAATTGTAGGTTAAAATCCCATAGGCTCTTATCTTGTGAGTTCGCAAAATTCAAAAGCTCCTCCGCCCTTGGGCCCGTCCACTGACCTATTCCAATACCTATCCAGTGCTTACCGTCACTCCCTCTATAACCTGCTTCATTTAAGCTGATAGAGTACAAGCTGGCAAAAGCGCCCCAGCTCCCCATGAGGTTCTCGGCTGTTGGTTCTGATTCCATTTTCTCGTACTCGTAGCCTGTAGCATAGTCCGCCTCGTACTTCTTGGCTGTGACGTTGCTTTCTGCTGAAAAGTTCCCGATAATTCCAGCGATGCCCTCCGCCGTTGCGTCTGGTACTAGCTTCTTAATAATTCGGGTTACTAACCTAACACGGCTTTCCTCGGTTGATGTGTCGCCCTCTTCGTTGGTGCTTCCACTTCCACCGCTTGAGCTATTGCCTGATGTCCGATAGTTTCGGCTGTTCTTTCTGCCAATCTCTGCAACGCTTCCCGTGATGTTTGACAAGATTTCTATATAGGTCTTGTCGCCGTCTACTGTCTCTTTGTATTTTACCCCGATGTCACGACTTAGATACATGTTTACAATCTGGTTTACGGTGCTTGAGCCGTCCTGATTCAACCCGAAAAGGTGCTTATATAGGTTTTCAAGGTAAAAGCTATCATATTTTTTGCCTTGGAAAATAAACGGTCTGGACGCTCCGCTTTTTAAATTTACAGGGATAAAAAAGTATTTAAAGGTTTTTTGCATACCTGAATAACTCATGTTCACGGGGCGGTTTGCCTTTGTGGTCATTTTTATAGTAGGTTTTGCCACGACTACAAGCCACTCTGTATCTATCCCGACTTCTCCAGCCCGTGTAGCGTATTTAGTCCCGACTGAAAAGCCTTGCTGACTGTCTTTTAAAGCCCACAACTCATTAGGCAAGGTCTGTTGCTCTACCTGTCCTATTACATTAAGCGCCTTTAGCTCGTGCTGGTAGGTGTTCCAAACGTCCACTTCATATATAATGCGTGTAGCGTCTTCATTGATATAAAGCACGTCAAAAACAAAGGCATAGTAGGTACGTCCGTTATTGATAAACCTCATATAAGTTACATTTTCATATTTCTCCACCCGTCCAGATACTACGATACTACCGTTTCTTTGCGTATATTGAAACTTGTCATACTCGTATACAATTTCTATATGCGGATTCGTCTTTGTGAAAAAGTCCTCCATAGCTTCCCTTGTCTCAAAGTTAATCACATTGGCATAATCGTTTTTAAACGGGCTTTTGGCATAAAGCCATATCTTGGTTGATTCTTGCATAGTCTCTCCTTTAAAAATAGGAGGGCTGAAACCCTCCCTTATTCTTGTCCTATCTGTCCTTGTCCTATCCACTCTCCCCCACGTCTCACGCTGTGAGGGGTTGAAACAGCTTGCCCAACTGCGTTTGCTGGCTGTTCGCTAACGTCTTGCCAACCGTTTTTGCGCTGTTGGAAGATACCCGATGGACGGTTTAAGGTCTTAAAGATTCCGCTCTTACGGATAGCCCACGGTTTCAGAGTTTTAGGCTTTTTCTTGTTGGTATTATATAGGTACATACCCACATAAAAAGAATTGTCTGAATATTGTCCGTCTGGATAAGATACATTTATATTTAAGGCGCTGGCTGATGAACTTTCTTCGGCTGGAATGGTTACAGTAAAGTCTT